GCGCGCAAGACGAGCGAGCAGGCGACCGCGCGCGGATCGGGTATCGGTCGGCAGGCGGCGCTCGCCGCGTCGTCGTTACGCGTCGCACGTGACCGCGTACCCGCGGTGCAGATGGGCGGAGCGAAACGCGTCGGGCACCGCTCGACGCCGGTCGGCGTGCTGATCTTCGGCGCGGAATTCGGCGGGCGCGGCCGGTCGACGACGATGCAATTTCTGCCGCACCGCGGGCGAGACGGTTATTTCCTGTTCCCGACGATCCGCGCGCGCGGACTCGATGACACCGCGACGTATCTGCGGCACCTCGACGCGCTCGGCACGCGGTGGGCGGCGGGCGGGTAATGGCAGGCGATACGCGCGACCTCAAGGTTAGGTGGCTCGGCGACGCGCGCTCGCTCGAGACGAGCGCAAAGAAAGCGGCGGGCGCGGTCGGCGGCGCGGGCAAACAGATAACGGGCGCCGGGTCGAAGATCGGCAGCGTATTCGCGTCGCTCGGTAGCAAGCACGGCGCGTTCAATTTGCCATTCTCGAAGGCGGCGAGCGGCGTCTCGTCGGAGATGGGCAAGCTCGAAGCCGCGGGCGTCTCGATGGGCGAAGGGATCGGCGGCGCCGCGACCGCGGGACTCTCGATCGCGGGCGCGGCAGCAGTCGAATTCGGTCGCGAGTCAATCGAGGCGGCGGAGAATTTCAACAAGGCGCACGAGCGTCTCGCGGTCGTCGTCGAGAACGTCGGCGAAGATATGAAGGCCGAGCAGAGCGCGATCTCGTCGACCGATCACAACCTCGAGGCGCTCGGATTCACGTCGACGGAGACAGAGTCCGCGCTCGCGAAGCTCGTGCCCGTTACGCACGACGTCGGCAAGGCGACGACGCTGCTCAACCTCGCGACCGATATCGCGCGCGCTCGCAATATGTCACTCGACGACGCGACGTCGCTGCTCGTGCAGGTCGAGGGCGGGCGTATGCGCGGACTGCAGAAGCTCGGCATCGCGACGAAGGACGCGACCGGAAAGACGATCACGGCATCGCAGGCGGTGGTCGCGCTCAACAACGCATTCGGCGGCGCGGCGTCGCAGTACGCGCAGAGCTACGCGGGCAAGCTCGCAATAATCAAGGCGCAGACGAACGATCTCAAGATCGCGTTTGGTAACACGCTGCTGCCGATACTCGGCAATTTCGCGGAGGGCGTATCGGTCGCGCTCGACGGTATCGACGTCGCGGCGCAGCACCTGCACGTAAACGTCTCGCGCGTCGTCTCGGACGTGCTCTCGCTCGGACTGAACGAGATCGCACACAAGGCTTACGACGAGATGCACAAGGGCGCCAACGCGGCAGCCGACGCGGTGAACAATCTCAAGAAGGCGCAGCGCGATTACGCGAACGATCTCGCGCAAGGGAACACGACGACGGAGAAGGCGCAGCACGATCGCGAGGCGCTGAACGAGGCGCAGAAGAAAGCAGACGAGATCAACCAGGGACTCGCGGCGGCGGCGAAGACGTCGACGCAAGCGCAGCAGGATCAGAACGCGGCGACGGAGAAGGCGAAGAAGGACAGCGAAGAACACGCGAAGGTATTGCAGACGGAGCGCGCCGCGATACTCGGCGTGCGCGACGCGAACATCGCGCTCGATAACGCGCAGCTCGGCGTCGCCGATTCGCTCGATACGTACAATCAGAAGGCGCTGATCGCGCAGGCGGCAGGCGGTAAGAACGCGGCAGCTAACCGCGATTGGGAGCGGGCGAGTAACGACGTAAAGAGCGCGATCGACGGCGTCGCGGCGAGCGCCGCGCAGGCAGCAGATCAGCAGGACGATCTTCGAGGCGCTACGCACAGCGCCGCGCACGAGTCGCACGCGCAGCGCGAGGCGCTCGAGAAGCTCCGCGACACAATCAAACCGGGCAGCCCGTTCCGGTCGTACCTCGACGCGCTGATACGGCAGCTCGACGAGGCGGCGAAGCCGCGCACGGAAACCTTCCACGTGATCGCGCCCGGCATTGTTTACAACCCGCGTACGGGCGTCGTCAGCGGGCACGGCGTGCGTATGTTCGACGAGGGCGGCGTTGTGCCGGGTCCGATCGGCACGCCCGTCCCTGCGATCGTGCACGGCGGCGAGCGCGTGCTCACGCCGCAGCAGCAGAGCAGCGGCGGCGGCGTCTCGAATACGTACAGCATCACGGTAAACGTCGCGCCGGGCGGAGATCCCGCCGCGACGGGCAAGGCGGTCGTCGACGCGATCCGTGCGTACGAGCGTCGCAACGGTCGCAGCTGGCGCGGTGCAGCGTGATCGACACCCTGTGGTCGGAATACGTCGAGCTGCAGGTACTGCTCGAGATCGGCGCGCGCGACGGCAGCGACCCGACGTTTACGCTCGACGACCCGAATCACGGCGTGCTCGACGTCGGCGTGCTCGGATCTCCGCTCGAGCCGTACGCAGACGTGACGTGCGACGTGCGCGCGCCGCTGCGGTGGCAGTACGGCGCGACGCGAAACGACGGCGTGCTGACGCGGTGGGAGGCGGGCAGCGCGGTCGTCGTGCTCGATAACAACCGCGGGCAGTACCCGGTCGCGGTCGACGATACGCCGCTCGTGCCGATGGTCGGCATCGTCATAAACGCACGCCTCACCGCGGCAGCGAACGGCGGCACGGTCGGCGCGTGGGCGCCGATGTTTACCGGGTACGTGAATTCGTTCGCGCTCGGATTCGACGGACTCGACTGCACCGTTACCGCGGCGTGCACGGACGGTACGGCGCTGCTCTCGTCGTACGAGTCGCCCGCGCTCGCGACGCCGGTCGGCGCGGGCGAGACGGCGAGCGCGCGCGTCTCGCGGATTCTCGATCAGGCGGAGTGGCCGAGCGCCGATCGTGATCTCGAGAGCGGCGGCGTCGCAATGGCGCCGACCGATCTCGCGGGTAACGCGTGGTCGCAGCTCGTCGAGGTCAGCGACGCCGAGCTAGGCGCGGTCTACCTCGCGCCAGACGGCCGGGTCACGTTCGTCTCGCGCGGCACGCTGTTCGGTCAGCTGAGCGGCGGCGGTCCGCCTGCGGCGTCGTTCGGACCCGACGCGGGCGAGCTGCGGTACGAGGACGCGGTGATAGCGGTCGACGACTCGCTGCTGCGCAATCACGTCGACGCACAACGCGAGGGCGGCACGGTGCAGTCGATACGCGATCAGGCGAGCGTCGAGAAATACCTGCCGCACCGTTACAGCGCGTCGACGCTCGTGCTCAATAGCGACCCGGACGTGCAGGCGTGGGCGTCGCTCGTGCTGCAGGCGTCGAGCGTGCCGTTCTCTCGCGTCGAGGCGCTCGAGCTGTGGCCGCAGCTCGACCCGCTCGAGCTGTTCCCGCTGATCGTGCAGACGACGTACCTCGACGCGTGGCACGTCAAGGTAAACCCGCCCGGACCGTTACCGCTCGAGATCGAACGCGACGCAATGGTGCGCGGGTGGTCGCACACAGTCGACCGCGAGCAATGGATCGCGACGTACACACTCTCGAGCCGCAACGCGTTTACGCCATTCGTACTCGACGACCCGGCGACGCAGCTCGACGTCGCACGACTGAGCGCATAGGGAGGCGAGCGCGATGCCTTGGAAACAGTGGGCGTATCTCGAGCGGGTCACGTCGCCCGATTTCCAGAACTATCTACAGAATCAGACGGTGCCGCAATTCCTGAACGTCGCGCAGCGCGACAGTGTGTATACGCCCGTCCCTCCGCCCGCGGGCGCGTTGTGTATTACGACGGATCAGAACGTGCTATGGGCGTGGACCGGCAGCGCGTGGGCGCCGGTCGGTCGACCCGTCGCGCTCGCACGGTGGCGGCAACCCGCGCAGCAGTCGATCGCGTCGCAGACGGTCGTAAAGCTGACCGGACTCACGGCCGACGTCACAAAGAACGGCATCACGTTTGCGAACGACTCGTTTACGGTGCCGCGCAGCGGCTACTACCGCGTCAGCGGCACCTCGTCTATGTCTATGTCGGTCGTAATGTCGAGCGGTAACCCGACCGTGCACAGCTACGTATTCGTCAACGGTGCGAATAGCGTGCCGCTGCAGACGGCGCAGGTTGTCGGGCAGATCGTAAACGGCACGTTTCAGTCGACGCCGTACTCGCGCGTGATCCCGCTCAACGCGAACGACGTGCTCGATTTCCGCGTACAGCAGACGTGGACCGCGGCGCTGAACACGTGGGCCAACCTCTCGTGGGGCGACATACAAGAGCTAGGAATTCCGCTGTAACGAAACGAGGAAACAATGACGCCGAACGAACCGAACGAGACGACGGAGCAGGGCGACGAGCAGGCGGAGCAGCACGACGACGAGACGTCGACGGAGCAAGGCGAGAACCGCGACCACGAGAGCGGCGACGAGAGCGGCGGCGAGTAATGCCGTCGCCCGTCTCGCTCGTGACCGTGCACCACGAGGGCGCGGGCGCGCCGAGCGATAACGTCGGGCGATTCGCGAGCGGCGGCTATACGTACGGACTCGGCGTCACGTCGTGGGCGCGTTTCCGCGACGTATGGTCGTCGTACGCGACGCTGAATTTCAATCACGTTTCCGTCGATATCTGTCTGAGCGGTAATCGGATGGACGCGGCGCTAACCGATAACGACCTCGAGCTGCTGCGCACGATCTGCGCAGACGCTCGCTCTCGCGGTTTCGTCGTCGCGCAGCCGACCGTACGAGCGCACAAGAATTCGCCCGGCAGTAGCACCGTCTGCCCGGGCGATCGCACAATGCAACGGTGGGGCGACGTCGTAAACGCGTGCCTACGCGGCACGAGCGGCTCGAGCGCGCCCGCACCGCCTACGACCGGAGGTGATGACGTGCCCGGCGATAAGGAATTCGTCGACCGCCTCGTGACGAGCGAGGGTACGTGGGATCTGCAATACGACGGCGGCGTGAAGACGATCCGCGGCCCGTTCTACGGCAGCTATTTCTCGCTGCCCGCGAACGTGCGCAACGATCCCGCGCGCCGTTTCCGCGTGCTCGCCGCGCCCGCTGACGGCAGCGCGCGCGGTTACGACCTCGTGAGCACGAAAGGCGAGACGTACGGGATGAGGACGAAACAGTGACGCACCTCGAGGCGCTGTGGCTCGATATCGAGGTGGGCGTGCTCGCGGTCGTCGCGCTCGTGAAGCTGCTGCTGCGGCGCTGATCGTGGCGCGCGTCGTCTCGACGTATCTGCACGGACCGACGCGCGAGCTGTGGTATCCGCGCGCCGTCGCCTCGAGCGTGCCGGGTCCGCCCGGACCGCCCGGACCGCCCGGCGAGCGCGGACCGCAGGGCGAGCCGGGTCGCGACGCGGTGCGCGACGTGCTCGGCGTCGAGCTGCCGTGGGGCGGCGACGTCGAGCTGCTGCAGTACGTGACGACGATCGTGCAGCTCGTGCTGCCTGCGGGCGTGTGGCTCGCGTCGGCGACGGTCGCGCTCGTGAACCGCGGCAGCGCGCCGCACCGCGTCGACGTATGGCTCGCGCCGCTGCCGCCACCGCGGACGTACAGCGGACCGCGGGCAGCGCAGATCGACCTCGAGCCGGGCGGCGTCGGCACGCTGCAGCTCGGTCCCGCGTGGGCGACGCTCGAGGTCGAGACGCAGCTGCTGCTCGTCGGGCAGCGTGACGGCTCGAGCGGCGGTCCGGTGGTCGCGCTCGAGGGTACGGAGCAGCTCAACCGTGCGGGCGCGACGGGCGTGCTCGCGTGGGGCGTGGCTACCTGACGCTGACCGACCTACTCGGCGCGGTCGGCGCGGCGCTCGTGCTCATCGTGCACCACGTGCTCGCAGAGCGGCGCGTGCGGCGCGTTACGGAGGCGATCGACCGTCTGACGTCGGCGCTCGAGCGACGCAGCAGCGACCCGTAGGGGCGGCGCCCGGCGCCGCTCCGAAGGTGCTGCCACCACGGCGCCGGGCGCGCCCGGGAAGGCGTACGCTACCGGCAGCAGACGCCGCGTCCGAGCGGCGCCTCGAGGGTCCGCCACCCGCGCGCCACCCGCGGCGGCACGTTTCCGCAGGTCACGGCGTCGCGTCGGCATAACTGCCGATTATGCCGGGTAGACCCGTCACGTACCCTGACCTGCGACTATCCGATACTGACCCGCACGCTGTACCCTCAGAAACCGCCACCTAACCGGGTGCGCGCCACCTGATCCGCCACTCGGACATTCGAGACGGATCACACTCCGAAGGGATACAGCGATGACCTACAGGGCGAAGGATCTCGACCCGCAGTACGTGCACGACTACGGCCGCGGGTGGACCGCCTCGCGGCGCTCGATCGCGTATGACACGCTCTCGCGTGCAGACGCTCGCGGCGAGTGCCGAGCGTGGTACGACGGGTACGAGGACGAGGCGGCGGGGTACCCGCGCTACGACGCCGTGACCCGCCTCGACCGCCGCGACGTCGTGCTCGCGAACCTCGCGACGTG